CATCCATTGGCATCCTAATGGTGAGTCTGTGCTTCCAAAGGAGCACACGTTCGGAGCCTCAGACATTCATCCGTCTAGGTTCACCGATAACCGCGCGCGGTTCCAACCCACTATCGTCAAGAACGATGAGTGGGAAGCGTGCAAGCCGGCCATCGCACAGGCGATTGTCGACAAATTCAAGAGGGCTGCCCCATTCACCGGCGTGCTTCCAAAGCTCACCTTTGAACAAGCCCTCGATGGAGAGTTCGATCTCCAAATCGATGCCCTTAAGACCAACAAGTCCACTGGGCATCCTCTTTCTTCCGTTGGCATTAACCGCACGCGGTTCTGGACTCGGTCTTCCACAGGGAAGACGATTCCGGGACCGTTGTACATGGACCTTGCTATGGAAGTTGCCCATCTCGAGATGTGTGGGAAAATCGGATCACCGTTGCCCGTCATTTGGCAAATTTTTCAGAAGGCTGAAAAGCTCAAGTTGAAAAAGATTGCTGATGGTAAGACGCGCGACGTGAACTGTGCTCCCCTCGCATTTCTCGTTTTGTGCCGGATGTATCTTGGTGCTGGTATGTCTGTCATCTTGCGTGGTGCTCCTGAAAATGAGTGTCTCTTGACCACTGATCCCCAGAACGCCGAACAATGGAACTCTCTCGCTTCGGAGCTTTTGCTTCCAAGCGATGGAGAGTGTTGTGAGGCTGGCGACTATCAGGGTTATGACCATTCACACTCTGAGGCCACTCTTGACCTTCCTGCTGAAGTTTTCCGGCTTTTGTACAGGGGCGCACCTGAGGATGAAAGCCGGGTTCGAGAAGCAATCTTCGATTGTGTCAAGCGCCCCAATCTCATCTTTGGATCAACCATTGAGGTGAGGACTGGGTGTATGCCTTCGGGCTTTCTTGGCACAACCCCTTTCAACTGTATTATCAACATGGGTCTGTTCAGATTCGCGTGGATGAAACTCCATGAGATGAAGAGGGAAAGCCTTCTTCGTTTTGAGGAAAATGTCAAAGCCAAG